TTACACCCCCAACAAAATAAAAAAACCTCCTATTCGGAAGTTTCTTCAAAGTCCAATCCCGTGATTTCCTTGTACTCTGCCTCAGTAATCACTCCTGTCCGAACACCGTCTTTGACTTGCTCCAGTGTCCAAAGCTTGCGTTCGTAAAACTTTTTGATTCGATCATACCATGCCGACATATTAAATACCTCCCATCATGATTTTGTACCATAAATCGGCAATTTCGTTATCGTGTTCTGCAATGCGGGCTTCTTTAATCATGATGTCATACCATAATGCCGCATTTTCCTCCTGTAATTCCTGAATCGGCGATTTTGGTACTGGCGGTTGGTTGGCTATCTCCTCGGCAATTTCCTCTGGCGTTTTCTCTCGGATGACATCCCCGTCGCGTTTCCATTTCCATGTTTCCGCGCAATAGGTTTGCCATTCTTCAATCGTGATTGGAATGGCGGTTTCTGGGATGTTATCGCCATGGATTGCGTCTACGTAAAAACCAGCAATGTTGCCAGATTGATCAAAATTGACGTAGTATTGCGGTTCAACGACTTCTTCAAATTCGATACCCATAATTTCCATCCTCCTAACGTCCTATTGCTAACCAACGGACTGACCGTTCAATATTGGATGAGTGATATACTCGCATATTACTCAAACTTAAAAAGCCAACATTAGCTGCTGTTGGAGCATCTGCCTCAGCTGTGGCATAAGCCTGAAAAGCAGCATTTGGAAAAGCTATTGGGAAAGTGACTAAAGACATTCCACCCGCTGGAACATTCGCTATACGTCCCCATTGGATGATGAGCCCATTCGCTAACTTTTGATACCCGTTTTCTGAAAAACTTGCAAGGTTATTTCCACTGTGCCAAACACTGTTTCCGTTTATCGTTGCCTCTCCGGTTGTTTTATTTACCCTAAATTTGCTTTCCCCGATTAAATTGGTAGACGGTCCAATTCCAAAAGTATTACCGTCTACCATTCCGAAAGCCAACATATCATTGTTTTGGTTTTTCATGATAGCTGCAACATTTGACACGTTCGTAGTTCGGATAAGTTCTATCACTTCTGCCGCTGCTGATGTGATTGATTGCGTTGTGGAAAAATTATTGTTTACACCCGTCCTAGCTGGATCAGGGAGTATCCCGTCATGCCAAATTTTACTCCAATTTTCCCATGTCCCACTTACCATTTTACGAAAATACATTTCAACACTACTGATATAACGAATAGCAACTTGTGAGCGATTGCTATTCGTATCTTGGTAAAAATACGTGCGTATATACCAGTACCCACTACCAGTTGGCACGTTCGGATGGTTGGTAATTATATACGGATATGCCGTTGTGTTTGGGTCTATAGGAGTACCGCCGCCATAAGCAGCGATTTTGTTCACAGCATAGTCCTTGGCGTTTTGTTCAGCCGTGTTCGCCTTAGCCTGCGCCCCCGCAGGTGTTTCCGCTCCTATTTCCGCTGCCGTATGAGTATGATCACTTCGCGCAACAGTATTAGCACTACCAGTCCCGGCAAACGCAACAGAAAGTGTACGATCCGCAGAAAGGTCACCACCGCCTGTCAGACCATTGCCGGTATTAATCTTCCGCGTGGTCAGTGCATGTCCTGAATGTGGAGCCGAAGCGTCCATATGCGATTTTGCCGCTTCAAGCGTTGTCGCAGGCGGAGTGCGCCAGTTGGATTTCCCCGTTATCGACTTGATCATATTTGCCAGCCAGCCTAGAAGCGTTGTCACGGTTCCAGAATTTCCAGTCGGGGCGGAGGTGTCATTGATCGTACGACTACCGATTTTAGCGTCGGTTACGGAATTGTCCGGATGATCGAGCACCCCGGCTGATTTATGACTAGCAATACTTGCCGTGTTGTCGTTGATCTCTTGTCCGATCTGATTCAAATCAGAGGGCAGAACGGTATCGTTCATATTCCAGTTTGTTTTCGCCATCAGCTTGTCACCTCTTCGACTGAAATAGTTTGCAGCATAAGTGTATCGGAAGTTATAGGCACGTTTACGTCGTTTGAAGTAATGAGATTGTTCGCTACATCCTTTAGTTCGATTTTGGAGATAAGCGACACCTCGAAAACCGGCACAATGTAGTTTAAGACAAGCTTGTTGTCCGTCACTTCTTTAAGTTCGAAATCGGTAATCTCATAGCTGTTATTGATAACGACCTTAGCAACCCTGCCCTCGATGTATTCAGCGACATCATTCAAAAAAACTGTATTGATCATTTGATAACCTCCTCGGACCCCAAGGATGCAAAAGGCTTCTCTCCAAGTTTCCATGTATCGTCTAACTTGTAATTCCATGTGATGGTTTGCTTTGAAATATGCTCTTTCAGTCCGATCACACTGTTTAGACTTGTGTTTTGCTGATACACCAGATTAGCCGGTTTTACCGCTTCAACCATCCGCTGAACCTCGCGAAACACCGCCGCATCGTCAATGTTCGCGGTCACATACAAAATGAAATTTTGCACATCGACGCTGACTATCGTCATGCCGGGGCCGACTAAATTGTCAAGCTGCTGCTGCAGGTATCTCACCGTGAACGGTGGTTTAATTCGATACCGATTCAAAATACGTTTTTTACGAAAATCTAATAATTCTTTCGGATCTGCCTGAATTCCGAACATTCGCTCTCGACGTTTGATAGAATTTATCCCGGCTGACGCAACAAATTGATCATCGAGAAGCTGCTGGATAGAGGCTTCTAAATTATAGAGCTCCACGGATTCGGACTCGGTTAACGCAACAAATTCCCCGATCTCATGCAAGATTTTCGGCAGGTATGGTAACAACCGATTTACCCCGATCCCTGCAGACAGGTAGTGCGGCCCGAAAAGATCGTCCAAAAATGTAGTAGCAGGGTCGGACAACTCATAAGAAGCTTTGAGCTTGTGGTCCAGATCCACTTTTTTATATTTGAGCCAAGACGGCACCCATTCAGACATAGCTTACCTCCCAAAAGAAAAGGAGCCGGTTTTCGGCTCCTATGTTTGTTGCACTATCGAACTTCGTTAGGTTAAGATTCCTTGATCACGTAACCATGCAAAATATAGTTTCAAGCCTTCGCTTTCCGTTGCGTCAATCATTTCCTGCGCTGTGCTGTATTGCCCAAAATTTTCATTCAAAAAATCGATCGAAATCCAGCCAGGAATCCAATTTTCCTCCGAATCCTTTGCAGCGTAAGGATTTTCCGCTTGTCCCGATTCTACCTCATCCAAAATTTCATAAAAGTTGATCACTCCCTAGCCCTCCCTTATGACATAAAATCCGTTACTGTTAGTAGGTTAATCGTTACATCTGAGGCGTCTGTATTTGTAAAAACGAAATTAACTTTTCTCGTCATTAACTGATAGCTTACAAAATCTCGATCAGCAGCGGTTGTCTTGTCTATTACTCGACTCGATCCAAAAGCAGTGTTTGCGGCGTCATTTGCTTTTGAGTAAACATCTAGCCTAAACTTCACCGCGCTAGCAAGTCTTATTCCTATTCCTATCCTTGAACCATAAAAGTTGTAGTTATTACTGACGTAAGAAGATCCAGCAGTAACTGTTACGCCATTTATTAAATCTTTTGAATCATTACTCCCCGTTAGTTGAACATCAAAAGTTTGATTAAGCCGTGTTTTGATATCTTGCAACTCACCCTTGACGAGCGCAAGTTGAGCTTGTGCATCCGTGTCCGACACATTCAATACACTCGCCAGTTTGTTTTCGATTTCCTGTAGTTCCATCTTTATCTGAACCAGTGCTGCGTCTGTATCTTCTGCTTTTACAGCCATTAGTGTTGGCCAATTTTGGACGTTCGCGGACAGCACTGTATTTAATTTGTTGAGTATTGCTTTTAATTCTTCAATAGCTTGATAATCCACAACCCTATTTGGATTTTGATACAGTCCTCGGATCGCGTTTATTATGTCAATATTCGTGATATCTGCCATGCTTCATCACTCCTCTCATGTATTGATCGTGACTGAGCCCAGTACCGGAATCTCTTCCGGATCCAGGGTTACATTAGCCGCGCTTCCATTCAGTTCAGCGGTTACGTCGATGACACCCGGTATGGTCAGGATGGCTGCTTCGATTTGCGATACTCTGACGACGAGCTGCTTTTCGTTGGCCCAGTTTTGCCGCAAACCGGACAGATAGTTCCCGATCGCGTCCTCGATCGGCCCCGACACCTGGCCGACCGTCACGTCCGTTCCGAGCGTCACGGTGGTTTCCACGTCAATGGTAACGGGCTCTGCGCCGGCAATCGTGACGGTATGGCCGATTGGTGCAATGCCAAGTCCTTTTCCTTGCGGCGGCGGGTCGATCGCCTCCTGAACGGCGCCGATCAACTGCGGAGAAGGCGCATGGCCGTCCGCCGCCAGGATCGTGCATTTCACTGTTCCCCCGCCTTGCCAAACCGGGAATACTTTCACACCACCGACGCCAGCGATCGCGCTAATTTTCTGTTTGTAGTCTGCCACATTTCCACCGAACGCGGGCTGATTGACTTCCTCGTAGTATCGCTGTCTCAATGACTCGTCATCTTCTTCATCTTGCCCCGGTATGAGCACCGTTCCAAGCTCTGCACGGACCAGTCCCGGGATGTAATCGATAGGAAGCATAGTGCCAAAATACTGGTTTCCAATGCTCCCGAGAGTTTCACACTCCATGCGATATACGCCAGTGCTAACTTTTTCGGTTGCCACGTAGGTTATCGTTTCGATCGAAAATCGGCTGCCAATAGGAATGTCCAATGGGACATAATTATCTCCGAAAAATTCCCCTTGTCTGACTGCCTTTGTGGCTGGACGCCGGTTGACACCGAATTCGGCTGCACGCCTTGTTAAATATTCACCGCTGGCCGTATCAGCAAAAGTTAGGTTCATATTGATGTCGAGCTCCATATACATCTGCGCCAGTTCAGCCGCGGCCGGCGCCAGCGCATCGTAGATAATCGACCCGGGTCGCTTATCTATACTGTTTGGAATTCGGTCCAACATCCGCTGTAGAATTGTTTCAAACGTCTGCTGTTCATACACGTACCGTCACCTCCTCCTGAAATGAACCGAAAGACGAGACGACAGTGAACCGAACGGATGTGGTATCGCCTGCGATGTCGATTTGAAAATCCGTGACAGTGTCGATTCGATCATCCTGGGTGAGCGCCTCAGTGATTCGCCGGCGCAGCTCGGAACGAATGAAAGCCGGATTGTCTCCAATCAGATTGTTCCATTCCATGCCATAGTCCGGGTTATAAATAAAGTACTGGAATCGCTCCGTGTGTAATATTTTGTAGACGGCTTGTTTCACTGCATTGAGCCCGTCCGTCATGCCGGATACACGGCCACGCTCAAAGTCAAGCCGCCACGTTCGGGAAGGCTGCGCGACCGTTTCAACGTCCTGCGTGCTCAAGATTCCGCCTGTCGGAATCATGCGCTCACCACCTTATCCAAGATCAAATATTTCTGCCCGCCCTGCATTCGGATCAGGACAACCCGATCGCCGATCTGCAACCCGGGGCGGATGACGACCGGCTCCGTCAGCGCGTCGCCGGTCATGCCGCCGGGGGCGGTGTGAACGTGCCGCAGGTCGATCTCCAGCCGTGTGAGCGACTCCGGCACAATCAAAAAATCCGCGTCGAGCGTGAAACGTTGGTCCACGTTTACCTCGAGCGGATTTGCCTTGGTCACCGTCCCAAATACGACAGCCACCGGTCCGGCGGCCTCCATGGCCGTCAATGCGGCCCGTTTAATTGCTTCTAACATTCAAATCACCTTCAATGTCAGTGACATCGTATGATCAGCCCCGTCGAACCGGTGTTTCACTTCGTCTACCATCATCGGTTGATTGATCCCGAGAGACATGATGACGATAGGAAGATACATACCAGCTCGAACACGAATATCACCAATGGCCTCGAGCTTCAACGTTCGCTGTTCACGATTTTTGAGAGTAACCAACTTGTTTAAAAGCTCATTGATCTGGGCAGCATTCATCTCCTCATCCACGCTTTCGTACAGTTGCAGTACGCCCCACCGGGCGATGTTGGCACTATCCTGCACCATGTAAACCTCGCGTTTACCGGTATCTTTGTTGTCCCGATACAGTTTGATCCGGTTATAGGTGTCCGAGTCAATGTCCCGGGAATGGTCAAAACCAGTCATCAGGCTGCCGTCTCCGATGTAAAAACCGGCCTCGAACGCTCGCACATCCCGAAATGACAGCTCACCAAAATCATCAAAGAACACAAAAAAACGGCCTGTGGCCGACAAATTGAGAGTGTTCGCCTTCTCAATGATATCAAGCAGCGTTTGGCCGTCCTCGACCATCGACGGGATCCGATAACCAGTGTCGTCAATACGGCCGACTTTCAGATTGAAGTCATTCGCGATCTTTCGGATAACGTCGCTGGCGGTGACATTCTTAAACACATAAGTATCCTTGTTCAGCAGATATCTTACTTGATCATACGCCTTGACAGAGATTTCGGCGTCATGGTTTTGCTTGATACTGAATACGTACCCATAGAACACATTGATGTTTTCCTTCCGAATTCGAACGATATCACCGTTCTGGACAGTAAATGCCCGGTCCTGATAGACTCCGCTACTGATCAGCGTGAAATCCACGCTCGCCGGTCGGCCAACTCGGGTCGTTGTCCAAGTGAGGTCTTTGGCGATCTCAGACACATCCCAAACGTTGCCGTTTTTATTGTCGAGCAGAATCTCAAGCAACGACGCCACCGCCTCCTGTGGGTAATTTGAGCACCATCCCCACTTTCAATGATTTCAGCTGTGCATCGCTCAGTCCGTTCAAACGCTGAATCTCCCGCCAGCGGCTGCCGTCGCCGAGTACCTTCTGTGCCACCTTCCAGAGGTTGTCTCCGGCGACGAGCGTGTACGTCTTAGGTGGAACACGATCATCTGGCCGCGTTGGTTTGGGGTTTTGAATCATTGTTGATCCGCCGGTCTGTTGCAACACTGGAATTCGTTGAGCGGCGTAGAACCGATATTCTTTCAATCTTAAAGAAAAAGAAATATCGCCGGGACTGCCGGCGACTTCTTTCCATTCAAACACTTCAATGCTGGCCGGTGTATTAATCTCCATCGTAGCGGTCACGGCTGTGAGCCGGATCGGACGTTTCGACTCCCACCAACGCATGATGTAGTCAACATACGCTTTCGGCTCCAGTATGATTGAAGCAGTAATAAATGGATATGGATGGACAGGAAATAGGCTTTCGATGTTGTATTCGGCTAACCCACGATCCTTGATGACGTTTATTTTTCCTAGTTTGGAAACATCATGCTCGGCACCGTCACCGCGGATGCTTGGGCCGATTTCCCGCGGGAGGATCGGCAGCTCAAAACCTTCCTCTTGGTTGTTCCAGCTTAGCCAGATGCCGTATTGATTGGCCAACGTTGTGCACCCCCTTCATTACCGCTTGTGTCTCTGATAAACTTTAAGAAAAAATGCAATAAATGGGTGATATTATGACTTTGTCAAAGCCGCACAGGAAGCTGCTGAAGCTGTAAAGCCTAAATTAATTAGTGATGTTGAAAAAAACAAGAAACAAGCCACGGGAAAAGCAAGAAGCAGAATTATTCATGGCTTGTTTAACTGCATCCGCTTCTATTTCCGTTCACATATTGAAACAATATCACGAAGAATTGATGAAGTTTTTATCCTCAAACAAGAACAATTAAAGAGACCGGATCGTATATTCCGGTCTCTTAAGTTATGCCGTGCAAACCTTTTGCAGAGGAAGCTAATTGTTCGTTCATATATTCTTCAATGTTGGCGATGATCTTTTTAATATCACTTTCATTTCTCACGTGCGTATCCCCAAATGTAATCGTCGGCGTCAACGTTACGAAATTGTTAATTGCGTTGATTTCCGCCAATTCCCTCATCATTTTCAAATCCTCGCTGGAAATGTCCACGGTGTTACGGATTTTGCCGACTTCGCCGACGCGAGTGAGGCCGCCATTTTTAAAAGCGGCAGCCATATCGTCCATGTTTTGAGTCATTTTGTCGAATCCAGAGAATAGATTGCTCCCCCATTCATATCCGGCATCCCATGCTTTGCCATAATCGATATACGCATCAATCATCGGCGCTTCGCGGCTCAGAGTGATCGCTTGTTCATTTTTGCCCCATTTCAAAATGCTGTCTTGGAGGCTTTCAAGCCCCGCCGTCCAGTCAGTGCCAAAGATCGCATCGATGATCTTCGTAACGACCTTTCCAAGGGACAAAAACCACGAGATAATTTGACCAAGCAAGTTCTTCACGGCATCCCCGAAACTGTTAAATCCGCCGTTGAAGACATTAAGCACCCATTCAACTATGCTGATCCAAGGTTCAACCAAGTATGTCCATAAATACTGAATGATGGCATTGATCACGCCCACAACGGTGTTCCAAATAAAAGCGCCTAGAAAAGCAAATGCGCCAGCGATCAGTCCCGTTGCACTGATCGAAGTGCCCGCAAACTTGTTTATCGCCGCTACTACCAGATAAATGGCGGCTACTAGTGCAATTATGCCCAACACGACCCATGTTATCGGGGAGGCAAGCATTGCAGCGTTTAGCCCCCATTGTGCTGCTGCCGCTGTGATAAGGCCTCTCTTTTTAACGTCTAGCGCGAATTTATAAATTTTTGTTGCGGCCGCGCTCGCCAAAGTTGCCAGTTTATAAGCTGTGATTGCAGCAACAATTCCCCAAACGATAGGAGCGATTAGCGGCCAGTTGTTTTGTATAAAGTTGGTTAGCCCAATAATCAAGCCCGTAAGCACATCAACAGCGCCGGCGGCAAAATAAATTGCATTAGTAAGCGTTTGGTAAAATCTTTGTCCCTGCTCAGAATTGAGCCATTCGCTCATGTGTTTGAACACTGGTTCAAAAGCTCGGAAAGCTGTATTTCCAAGCCGTTGGAACATCGCTCCAAAAGTCGTCGGTATTTGCTCATATTTTGCGTTGATGTCTTCTGCGGCATTGAATAGTGCACCTTTAATGATGTCGGCAGTAATTTTTCCCTCGGACGAAAGTTTCTTCAGTTCTCCTTTGGACACTCCGACAAATTTTGCAATAGCGTCGGCCAGCATCGGCGCGTTTTCCATGATCGACCGAAATTCATCTCCCTGCAATGCGCCAGCCGCCATCGCTTGGGAAAGCTGGTACATCGCAGCGGCTTGCTCTTGAGCGCCAGCACCGCTGACAGCAAACGCTTTTTGCATAAGTTCAGTGAAGGCCACTATTTCCTCCGTGGATCCGAAAGCATCCCTTGCGAGTAACCCAAGGCGCGCAATGCTATCAGACATTGCATTGAAATCCGCACCAACCCGCTGCGACATTGCGAATATCATGTTTCGAAGCTCATCAACGTTTTGCCCCTCATCCGTAATTAAATCCAATCGTGCTCGCATAGTTACATACGTATCAGCAGATTGCAACAATTGTTGACCACTTTTATACGACAAATACGCTCCCGCCAGACCAGCGGCCCATCTCTTTATCGATGATCCCAGACCATCTGCTGATTTTTTGGAATTATTTACTGCTTGTTCAAAACGTTGTTGTGCTTTCGTCGCATCGTCAATACTCTTTTTTATCTCCGATTCAGCTATGGTTAACTGTTTCTTGGCAGCGGTGAGCGTCTGATCTATCTTCATATTGCGATTTGCCGAGCTTTGCATATCCTCGAAAACACTAAGCATTAAATTCATGCTGTTCGTGATGTTTTGAAGCGGCCGAGTCATCGCATCGAACATTTTCAATGTTGCTGTAACCATTGGCATGGTATCACCAGCTTTCAAAAAAATAAAAAGCGTATACGATATGCGCTTTGCCAAAATAAAAAAAGCGCGTAATTCGCGCTTTTAATAGATGATGTTTTTATCCATCAAATCGTTGATATTGAAATAAATTATATTGTTAAATTTCTTAACACGGACTCCGTTTGAAGTCGTTTCTCCTTTTTCCGCGTCTTTAAAGCCCGGCGGTAATGCTAGCCGCAAAAATTCTTGTTGTTTCACGACAGCAGGAGATGTTTTTATCACCAAATAGTCACCTTCATAAGCAATGTCGTAGGAATATATTTTATTCAGAATTCCGCTGTTTATCCATCCTTCCGATATTCTCGGTGGAAGCTCGTCCCATCTTTGCAGTTGGGCAATAACTAAAAGCGAATCATCGGAATCGGCATATCTTGCAACCATTCTTCCGTCTTTGTCATACACTTCAAAAGCATATAAGTCTGTACCATCATGATCTTTGCCGATGTATTTTAATCCGGTTTTTCTATCAACTTCAATTTTGGTGTTTTCTTGATATTGCTTAATAATCTCTTGTTCCGTCAACTCTCGGGAAATGATGGTTTCAGATTCGTTATTATCGCTGCTGGCAGCTTTTTCGGGGTCTGTGAATATCTCGACCCGTTTTAAATTGTCGTTCCACTTATAATTTAATCCAGCCAAATCCCCGATCTTAGATAACGGGATGTAAGTAATGCCGTTATAGTTGAGAATTGGATATTGCTTGTCTGAATACTCGGAACCGTCTACTAAAATCGGATATGAAACCTCCGTCAAAATATACTGTTTAACCGCGGCTATCGCCGTAGTGCTAAAACTAAGAAGTACACCAATGACGACACCGAGCATGATCTTTTTCATAATCTTCCCTCCAAACGTCTTTTTTGTATATTTTACCACGTCAACGATTGCGTTTGGAGGGCTTTTTCATCGCTGCCTTTCGCTCCGCTTCTTTTTCTGCTTTAATGCGTTCATCAATCAGCGCAAAGAGGGCCGCTTTCTGCTCAACCGTATAATCCGCGATCTCCCACGGCTTGATGTGAAGCTTATGGAGGGCGTAATAGGCGTAGTTCCACTCGCCGTCGCCCTCCCGAATCAGTTTTTTACCTCATCCATCAGTTCGTTGATATCCTTATCGAAGCCATTGATCTCTTGAACCTTCTGAATGAGTGCCGCATACTCGCCGGACAAGAGCATTTTTTTCAGAAGTTCCTCCGCTCCCATAACGCCGTAGGATTGCTGCAGCTCAGCGTTTTTCAAGTCCGGAAAAACAACACTGGTAACCGCGATTTTTGCGAGATACACTTCCGGCTTCGTTTCCGGGACTCGTTGCCCGCCTTTGCCTTTCACGTACTGCGTAGATGCTTTGCGAATTTCCTCATTTTCGGCTTCCGAAAGAGCCCGAATTTTCCATGGAATCGGTCTACCGTTCTCGTCTTTGAAGCGCTCAGAAACAATGAATTCTTCAACGATATCAGTTTGAACGTTTTGGGCGAAAAAGGCTTTTAATGTGCTCATGTTTCATCCCTCCATAATGTTGAGGCGCCCGAAGATCAGGCGCCTGTGAGAGTGTTGAACGATTCAAGAATGTCATAATCGTTAAACGTAAACGGCAGCTCTTCCTCCAGCCTGTCGTCGCTGGTGGCGTCAAACTGCGCCGCAGAAACGCTGT